GGGTATATCAATCAAAGATTATCTTAGTTTTTTTCGATCAAAATGTTACTGATAACATCTAATTTTTATCGCTTTTCATTATTTTAGCTATGACAGTCTCAATTTTCTCTTTTTGTAACAACATATCGCACATGTTAATAAATTTTTCACCTGCATTGGGTGACAATGAATCGGAACGAATTCTTTTGATCTCAGCTTCATTCTTTTTTGCAAAAGATCTAACTGCGTTATTAATTTCAGAATATGGAACAGTTCTTAAATGACCATGACCATGGTTCATGATAAAGTCTCTATTAGATATACCTAACAAAGCCTTAACTCCATAGACCATTGGCTGTTCTTTTTTTATTGGAAAAGCTTTATAGAAAACACCTCTTGGATTTCCTATACATAGATGTTCTGAAACTGGTTCAAATTTAGCAATAATAGCATCTTCAGTCGCTCTTACTATTTCACATTTACCCTCAGTAGCAATATCAGAATCTATAGCTAGCATTGTTGCTGATAAAATTCTAAACCCATCTTCATGTACTCTATCTCTTCTATTTTCAAGTCTCTGTGCAACTCGACTAATTTTATCAGCAGAACAAAATATATCAGGATACTTGCTTGCAATAGCACTTTCAACCTCTTCACCTGACTCTTCATCATTAAATATATTTAACAACCAATCAGTGATTAAATTTCTAGTTGAAGATGGAATAGTCGTGGATGTGCGAATATCTCGCACAGGCACACCTCCAAGTTGAGTAAGTCTTTTATTTGATATAGATGTTAAAAACAATTGTTTTCGAATTGATGCTCTATCTGCTCCTTCTTTTTTTATTGAATCCAACAGCTCCTTTTCAGTTTTAGTTTTAAATCTATCTAAAGCAGGACAGTTATCAGATGGAATCCAACCTTCCTCAGTCTTAACAATGAAATCAGCTAAAGACACTTTGATCGACACCATTCTCTCCCAGCTGCAACCCTGGATGATGTGACTAAGATAAGAGCTTTTTACC